CGATGCGATGCGGCAGGCTCATCAGATTCGGCTGAACCAATATTCTAAAGTATCGCCGCATTCGTAGCGCTCACCCCAAAGGCTGCCGCTGACAAAGTTCTGAATTGTATAAACCTTATTCCCTTGATCGTTTGTTACTACAATCTTCCCGATCGAAAGATAAGCGGCTGTCGGCGTGGCTGGAGGAACTACTTGATTAGTTGTTAACGCTATAGAAGGAAAGCCGACAGGCCAGGCAGGGTTTGGCTTGGGCGCTGCTACAGTCGTAAGTAATACCAGGCTGGTTTGATTGGGCGCTGCCAGATAGGCGTTATCGCTGCCGATCTCCTGCCCGTTCACCCTGGGCAATACATTGTTAAAAGTTCCTGCGTTGATTCTGAAAACAGTATTCCCGTTAGAATCAGTATCTTCGTAAATAAATAATGGCAGCGTTTCCTTTGCGCGCGCTGGGATATCAATCGTAAGCGATGAACCTAACGAAGAATTAGAATAAGAATATCCAACGCCTTGCTGCAGCATAAAGTTGGGGTTTAATTGTGGCGTGGATAGATAAGGTTATGAAAGCCGCCTGGCGAAATCCTAATCGTGAAATTAATTTTGTATAAGTGGGCGAACTTCTCATAACTCAAACCTGCCAGCATAGCATAACGATCGTGAAAGGCGCTTAACTTCTGGCTGCCATAGGTCGGCAGAACTACATCCTGCAGGCCAGGCATCGAAGAAAAGGTTTTGCCTACCATATTAACGCCTTCCTGAACTGTCCCTTTGCTGGCGCTGTAGAAAGTTGCCGTGATCTGGGAATCTGCGACAACGAAAGATTTAACGCCTACCAGGGCGTTATCAACCGCCGCCGCTTTTGTTTCGGGGAACGATTGGGTTGCCGAATCCCAGCCTTTATTTTTAAGAACTCTGATGAAATCTTTATGAGATTGGATCGGCTGCGTTCCCGTAATGATATCCCCTTTAATCTGAATGCGCGTATAATCCCCGCTTTCGATGCCTACATATTCGGCAATTATCTGGGCTGCGTCCCCTTTAATAACTGTATAGGTTGAACGATGGCATTTCAAACGCCCGTCTTTAGGATGACTCTCGCCCGTCCTGGGCGATTTTGCGGCGGCGCTGGCGGCGTTGCATCGGAAAGTTAAGCGCGAAGTTAGCAGGCCGTAGCCGTCCCCTTCGATTGTCCAATCGGGTTGAAGTTCGAAGCCGTCAACGCTCCCCTTTGTTTTAATAGTCATAAAATCAAACCCTATAAAGGCCCATCGGTTCGTTACTGATCGTAAAGTTTGTATCAGGAACGGCGGGCAGGGTTTTCAGATTAAGTTTCTGCAGTTCAATAAGTATCTTATTATTAATGTCCAGCGCCGCAGCCTGGTAATCGATTCCGCTGGTTAGTGCTTCGCCCGAAAGCGCGCCGCCAATTTCGCGCAGGCTGCTGCCCGTGAACTTAACTTCTTTGCTGGCGGCCTTGGCTTCTTCGTCCAATGCCTTACCCAGCGCGGCCTTGTCGGCTTTGGCTTTGTCGGCGGCGGCGTTGCCCTGACCCTTTGATAAATCTTCCAGGCGCGCGTCCTCATCTTCGAGGGTTTTAAGTTGCGCGGCATCGGCTTCTTCCAAGCGCTTGGCCTCGTCTTTAGCGTTCTGCTGCTTCGCCGCCGCTTCGTCAGCGATTGCCTTTAGTTGATCGGCGGCGGCCTTGTCGGCGGCGGCCTTGTCGGCTTCCTCTTTGGCCTTTAGCGCTTTCGCCCGCGCAGCGTATTCCCGAATAATCAAATCCTTTTCTTCATCTGTAAGTTTGTCCTTTACGAATGTATCTTCGGTGCGATATCCATCCTTGTAATTCATATTTGCTCTATAACCAGGCAGGCTCATCGAACCGCCGCTTTTCTCTCTCATTTCGCTTTCGGAAAGTGTCGGGAATAATTCATTCCTTAATGCTTCGCGCCCAGCGTTCGGTTCGTCTGCAAAGAACTTGTCGCGCGCGGCTTCCCTGGCCTTGGCTACCTTTTCTTTAAGTTCGCCTTTCTTTTCAGCGATTTCCGCATCGCGCAAAATGCCTGCTTCTTCTTCTGACAAAACATCGCCCGCATCGCTATAACCTTTAGTTGCGGCTTCGGCCTTGCGAAGAATGGGAATTAACTTTTCAACGCCCGCGCCCAGCAGGCCCGAAGCGATCTTAAACTGCGTAGCGTCATCAGCGCCCGTAAGCATAGCGCGGCCCAGGCGTTCGATAACTTCAATCGGCTTAATAGTCCCTGCGGCGATATCGGCGGCGGCGAAGCCAAGCGCCTGCAGCGCAGCGGCCTGGCTGCTGGTCGGATCTTTAGCGGCATCAATCGCTTTGCGAACTTCGATATACGCCTGCGCGACAGTATCGATTCCAGCGCCTGCGGCTTCGGCTGCGTTTGAAAGCCGCTGGTATTCTTCAACGCTAACATTCAACGCTTTAGCCTGGTTAGGCAGTTCCGAACCGAACTTAATCGCTTCGGCTACCTGTTCTTTATATTCGGCAATCGCTTCGCCTATCTTCCCGATTGCCAACTGAACCAGGGCCAGCGGGCCAGCGATGCCAAGCGCCATTTTTGCAACATCGCGCCCGAAGTTGTTAATCTTATTATTTACAGTATCGACAACCTTTGAGGTATTGTCGCGCGCGTTGATTGAAAACTCCAGGCTATTGCTCATAAGGTTTGCGGGCTTCCCCTACATTTGCCGCGCCGTCAACTGCTGCGGGCGGCTGCAGGCTTTCAATCAGTTCTTCGTCATCAGTTGAAAGAATATCAAGTTTAGCGCCGCCCTGGATCGAGAAAACCGCCGAAAGCCAGATCGCCTTCGCTTCGGGCATTTGCATCGCTTCCGAATATGTTATGCCGTTTTTGCATAGGGCCGCAACGACTGACAACTGCCAGGGAACTGTCCCCTCGCCGCCGCGCTGCGATTCTTTCTTTTCGTAAAACCTGGGCCAATCTTTATGCGTATCGATATGGCAAACGAAAGCGCGGCAGCCTTCGGCAAATAATTTGCTATCCAGCGTAAGCCGCAGCGCCAGCCAGCGATCAGCCCAGGTAGGCTTCCCGAACGATTCTTCCGCGCAAACTTTCAGGCCGATAATCAGATCGGCGGGCGTAATCTCTTTATCGCTTTGCAGAAACGGGGAATCAATACCCTGCAGCCAGATCCTATGCTTAATACAAAACGGCAATAACATCCTGCCCAGGACATAAGTTCGCGCGGGTATAAGGTGCGCCGTAAGGAATCGCCTATCTGCCATACGCTGACAATCGCCAGCAGTTAGGAAAAATCAAATGCCTTCGTATTCAATCGCGCTAACCGAGATCCGCATATAACCTTTCGCTTCTCCCCGTTCTTCAATCGATTGAATAAATCCGCTAAAGGCGATTCCGTTGCCCGTAAAGGTAAGGTTATCGCCAACCTGAGCAGTATATGAAGTAGGAACTAACCCTTCGGCCTGGAGGGTCTTTCGTTCGTCATACATTTTAACGCCGATAACAACCCCGATGGAATTGGTAACTTCGTCCGAATTGGCAAAGGATTTGCCAACAGTATAACTTTGGATTGTTAGGCCCGTAATCGTGCCTGCAATTCCGTGAATATGGGCCGTTCCTTTAGTGATCGAAGGCATCGAAGTAAGTTGTTACTTTTGCAAGCCTGGTCAAACGGCAGCCAGGACAATAAGCATTTCAAAGTTAAGGGTTGTCATAAACGCCCGATCGCCGCGCCCTTCGTCAATGCTGCTAATTTCGCTATAGTAGCAGGTCGCATCGCCCAAAGAAACGAACGAACCTTTAATCCCTGCCTGATCTTCAAGGCGGCCTTGCGCGTCCTGACAGGCTGAACGATGCGCCGCCAGGCTGCCGCTATCGATTTGCGTAAATATCCCCACGCTAATTCGGCAAAGATAGTTGCCCATAACTTGCGCCAGCCCAGGCGGCGGGCCTGCCGATTCGCAGGCTACGATTATGTTATCGGGCTGGTCGATCTTATCGGCCTGGGCAGCGGCCTTAATCTGATATGCTGCCAGGCCAGATTCGGCTGCCAGGTTGGCAACGATGGCGGATTCCACGATGTCTAATGTTGATTTAGTTCCCATAAAATTAACCTTGAGGTTGGCCCGTGTTGAATCGGTCGGCGGCAATCTTCTGAAAATGCCCAAGCCGCAAACCTAACTTGCCAGCGCGAACGAACAGAACTTTTGAAGCCGTAGCCGCGCGGGCTGCCGCGCCGAAGATATTACCCAGATCGTTTTTAACAATAATGTTAAGCCGCCGATCGCCGCCCGAAAGTTTGCCCGAAGCGGCAAGTTCCCCGCCCACAATGCTAACCTGCCCGTGGCTTGCGGCGTGGCGCTTGATCCAGGCAGGCAATCCCTTGATGCCGAAGTTTTTTCTAACGCCGTTGATTTTGGGCGCTCCAAGTTTATTGATAGCGGCGAACCAGCCTGCCTTCATAAATCCAACGCGCTTTTGCCTGGTCTTAATATATGATTTAATCGCGCTTTCATTTGCGATCTTCTGGCTGCCTGCGGAAAGTTTAGTTGATGGCCCGTTGTTGCGCCTGATGCGTCCTCGATAAAAACGGCGTTCCCTTTCGTGTTCCTCTTTTATGCCGCCAGGGCCGACCAGGTTAAAGGCTCGATTTATAAACAAGTTTCTGGCGCGTGAATATGCCCGCGCGAAATCCTGATCGTCATAAATCTTTTGAATTATACTGCCGCCAGATTTGGGGCGTTTGCCTTGCTTCCATTTAGCGAACTTCGCGCCGCTGCCCGTTGCTGGGCTAACTGAAGCCGCCAGGCTTTTGTTATCCGAAACAATAACGGAACGGATATCGGCGGCAACCGCTTGATCGCCTGCGGTTTCGGCTGCCTTCGTATCCCCGCGCCCGCCCGATAGATCAAGCGAAGGGGAATAAATCATCGCTTCCCGACAAGTAAGCGCGGCTTCTTCTTTGACCAGATCGACAAGCGCCTGGCTGGTATATTCAGCGTAAGCCTTGAATTGTTCCGAAAGTATCTGCTGCTTTGCCGTATCCATTTGAACAGATATAGCGCCCTGTCCATTTG